GATCTGACTCGCAGGGTCTCTATGTTGTAACTTGTAACATGGCTACGCACCACGCTACTGTTTTAACCTCTATTTTGGCTCGCACATTTTTAATGTTTTAACCATGCTAATGGCTCGCACAGGTAAGCTGTTTTAACAACAGTAATGGCTCGCAGGTTCTTGCTGTTTTAACTGTCAGATTGGCTATTTGTTTATTATCTCAATTAGATGCGAATGGCCATTCTTGCCAATTATAAACGGGTGTTCTACTGGAAGACCCCTTATTTCTCTCCACTTCATCCATAAGTGAGCCAAAAATACTTTCACAGTTTTGCGTTTAGCGGCTGCGTATCTATGTCCATCAAGACACTTCTTTTTATTTTTACAGCCAGTCGAATGACAATCATCAGGCGTTTTCCATTTCTCATCATATTCTTTCCTGAATTGATCGTACAATTCTCTGTATCCGCCTTTTGTCTTTACAAAACTCTCTCCCACTTTCCATAAATGGGTTTTAAGCCTTGCGTTCCAGTTGTTTTTTTCTCCTGTTTTTCTTCTAACAGCTCTCCCATCTCCATCAACTGCAAGGCCAGAATATGCCCAAAGTTTAGAAATTGTGGCAAACTTATCAGGGTTCTCTATCCAGCTTACAAGACCCGTGGCTAAAACTGGCCCAATTCCTTTAATGTTCCCCAGCCATTCACAATAAATGTCCTCGTTCTCTACCCATCTTCCCATCTCTTTATAAATATCTTTTTCTATAAGCTTTAAACGAGCAAACACATTCTCACGAATAAATTTTTCCTCTATTTGTGAAAGGCCTTGTTCAGAGCTTCTTAATTGATTCTCTACCTCAATCCGCATTTTTTGAATGTCGTAGTAGTCCTCAATTAAACCCCTAATCATTATTTTTCACCCCCTTTCAACAACTTAAGGTAATGTTCTAAATTAGCTGCTGTTGGAACAACACTTACTAAATGAGAGAGATAATTCTTGTCTATAGTCCACTTACGTCGTTTATGTTCAGCATAAAGTGTCATCATGTCTATAGGTTCACTTTTACAATAATGAATATGGATCATGCCTTCAAATATCTTTCGGTTACAGCGTTCTTTAAAATCTTCTGGTTCTAAAGCAAAGACTCTTCGAGCATAATCAAAAGCTGTATTGTCAATCAAAAAACAACCAAGGACACTAGCTTCTGTATCATTCCACACGCCTTGTTTGGTAGTATCTTTAATCTTTTTCATTTTCCTCCTTTCTTCCCTCCAATAAACTCTTTGTGTCTAGGGCATCTTTTTCCGCTTATGCAAGGCGGGTAATCAACAGGCGCTTCACATATTTCACATCTTACTAATTCATGTTGCTTGCCACAGTTATTACAAATCAACAAATCTAATAATTCTTCATCTAAAGATTTCATTCTAAACTCCAGTTGCGATTCATAATGTCATCTTTTGGCGCTATATAAGGCTTAACTTGTCCTTCGTAGCTCACTGCAAAGTATCTCAAAGCATCCATAGAATTTGAGACGAGGACTCCATTAGCAAAGTAGCAACCGAATTTAGTGGCGAGGTTGTATACCTCTTCGTCTTCTAAGAGCTGTTGCTTTGCAATTATTACTGCAAAATTTGCTTCTACTAGGAAAGGGTGTTTCATACAATTTCTGACAAACTTGGCAATTCTTTCTTGTTTGAATACGTCTTTTCCAAGTGTTTTTAGCGTGCTTACTATGCCAACTTCTACCAACTTTGCTTTTATGCCAAAGTATTGCTTTTTCTCCTGCTTTTTTAATATGTTCTTCCATACCTTCCCAAATACCCCATTTGTGGCGTTTTGCATGTTCTGAAATAGTAACCAACTCAAGGTTAGTAATATCATTGTTAAGTGTATTCCCACCAATATGATGAACCATATATCCATCAGGAATTTTGCCCTTATGGTATTCCCATACGTCTCTGTGTAAAAAGCCTGTCTTGCCATTAAACTTTTCGTAAGCAGAGTGTCGAAAATAAAGCCTATCTGATCTTTTAAGGGAAGTTGGGTAACGCCTGTAAGGAACTCCTTGAAAGTAAACTGTCTCGCTTTTAGCCATACCATTATTTTATCAGAATGTCGCAATTTGTCAACCTTTACGAGACCTCTTGTTGTTAATATCTTATGATCTGGCGTACAACGAAATACTCCATAGTCTTTTACTTTCTTTATACCTGTACTACTAGCTCGATATACTTCATTCCAACCAAATGGCGACCAGACATATTCACCTTTTTTAATCTTATCTATTCGTTTCCACCCTGTTTTAGTAAGAATCATAGTATCGCCAGTAAAACAATGGTCATTTGCCTTTTCTGGCACATCTGGTTCATTTAAGTCTTGCGCTTGCGTAACGCTTTTTTCTTTCCAACGATAGGTTTCAAATTCCCTGATGGTATTTGTACAGGTTGAGAATATAAACACCATCGGCATTCCCTTTGTACTGGATTCATGTAGACTTGCTTTTTGTGGCAATGAGGACACATAGTGGCCTGGTTTGAGCTTAAGTTTTTCAGAAACTTTTTCAATTCCGAATCTAATCCATGAGTTGAAGTTTGTTCCGATTTCTTTGTTGGCTGGGGTGATGTAGATGCCTCTTTGGGCGAACTCTGAGATCCATTGAGCACCAGAAGGGTCTCCATAACTTGCGACAATTTGTCTACTAACTGACATGCTGTTGATCCGTCCAGCATGATAGTCGATTGTTTGCCCCGTCTCGTAATGCTCATTGGTGATGTACCAGTTATCGTCACCGTCAACGGCAATCCATAAGACCGCAGTGGGGTTTGTACTACCAAAGTCAATTGATCTATATATTGAAAAGGTTTCTGGAATTGAGAATGGTTCGATGATGTGTACTTCTCTTTGGAACTCCTTATAAACCAAGCCCGTATATTTCGAAAATTTAGCAAGATATTCTTGATTAAAATATGTATCTGTTGATCTAATTTTTGCCTTTTCAATTTCTTCTTGTTTAATATAGGGATTGTCATAACTCGTAAATCTCCAGCTTTTAAAATCTTTATCTAAATATTGCTCAAGAGTAAGCACTTTCCCATCAACATAAACTTCTCCTTCAATCTTATTTTCATGATCACCTGATTTAACCAGCCTATGGAAGTGATTGTATCCTTTTGGTGTACTGATAAAAATAGCAGGTGCTTCATAATCAATTAACGTTGCGCTAAGAGCTTCTTTCCATAACCAATCAAAATTTTTAATTGTTGCAATCTCATCAATTACAAGTCCTCTAAGTCCAACTCCCTTGAGTGAATCAGGATTTTCAGCCCCTTTAAGTTCGATAATACTCCCGTTTTTAAGCGTGATAGATAATTCAACCTCATTCTTCTTTACTACCCAATCTGTTTTTGCCAAGAGTCTTTGTAATCCAAGCCAGTGAATTTGTTTTCCTTGCCTATATGTTGGTGACACAATCCAATAAAGACCACTGGCTTTAGCTGCCCACTGTAATGTAATGAGTTGTGATAATACAGATTTTCCCCATCTACGTCCCGCACAGACAATTCTAAATCTATGTTGGTCTTGCGCAACTTGTAATTGTGATTTGTGTAAAACTACTTTCATTCATTTCACTTAGAGATTTTGTATAGGTATTCTTATCCCTTTTTGTTCTCTATTTAACGAAAACTACCGTAAGTGATTTACGTGCCGTCCGAGTTTTGATGTAAAAAATCTATATTTAATTTAAGCTCGTCTTTTAATTGCTTAAGTTTTTCTTCAAAATATGTTATTTTCTTCTTTAATAACTTAACCTTTTTGTGTTGCTGCATATGAAATATTTTATTCGATAATCCCACCCTATCTCTTTCTCCTAAATTAGGATCTACCATTAAATATTCGTTTCTAATTTCTATATCTATTTTACAAATAGGACAGCTAAAATGTGTTTTCACTTCTTACCTCCAATAAACTCTATTTCCATTTCTCCTGCATTAAATTGTTGAATAATATTTGTATCTTTACTAAGTCCTATATCTTCTCTTAACATCTCCCCTGCTTTAATTTGGGTTTGATAATCTGGGACCATCTTATCTGGTTCTGTATGACTTGAGAATGGCTTTTGAGCTTCCAGCCATTCATTCATCTTTTTAGCCAATCTTTTTCCGTCAATCCCTCGTGATAAAAGTGAACTTTTATATTGCTCTTTTAGTTCTTCAAAACCTTTTGATTCAGTTAATTTCTGCGGTGTTTTTGCAGTCGCAGGAGAATAACCAGCATCAACCATAGCCTTACTGACTATACCGCCATTTTCCACCATATTTTTAATCGCTTTTTTTTGTTTTATTGTCATAGAACTAATGAAAGAAGAAAGACAGATATTCCCATAATTACGGCGCTCCAAAATAGACAGATAAAGAATGACCATCTTGTCATCGGTCTCAATAATCCAGTGAAGACAATCAAAACCAATGCTAATACCGCTAAAGATATCAAAAACTCTATAACCTCTATCATTTATCCTCCTTTGTAAGATTGATTATTCCATTGTCATTTCATTTAATCTTCCAAATAAAAGGGCAATCACCCTTCACATTCTTTTTAGTCAGTTTAAGTTGTTCCTTTGGATCGCCCCCTGACCAATCTACACCCGCTATACAACCTTTATTTTTACATCTTATAAATATCTCCATTGGGCCACCCATAATTATCTTTTCTTTTGGAATTAAGACAAAATTATGTTTCATGTTTTACATTTACTCCATATTGTTTCCTTTTTATAGTTCTTCTTAGCAGTTTTCATGTGATTTAATTTTCAAGCCATTGATTTCTTACTATAAAACACTCAGGACAGAACATAGATTCAGGTAATTCAGAAATGCACACCATACAATATTTTTTCATTTTCCCCTTGTTCTTTTCCCCCTTATTCTTCGAGTTAAGTTTAGTCATATCCATTTCCTTCCTAATGAGCTAAGTATTTTGTTTATCTCATCTTTACTAAATTCCAGTATAACTTTTTCTTTTCTTCTATCAAATACATAAGTAGATGTGGATTCATGGACTTTAGTGTATCCAACCAAACAGCCACAATCATTACAAAATGACCCACTATCTAAATCTTCATAATGAACGCCAGTTTGATGAGAACAAATTTTAATTTTATCTCCTGCCCATTTAGGAGTCCACTCCACATAGAATACTGTTTCGCTTTGTTCTCTTTGACTATCCATTATTTTTCACCTCCTTTCTGGTGAGCTATCATAAATTAAAAATTTCTGCTTTTTTTATCAATAAACTTATTTATTCTCAAAAAACCTAATCCCATTTGCCATTCCAAGAAAAGACCCATGATTCCTTCAAATCTTCTAAAGCCTATCCAAAAAGGTGCTCCACAGAAAATCTGATAATTTCCTACTCCTATATTCATTTTCCAACTCCTTTAGAGATATGCTTCAACCTCTCACGCTGTTCTGCTCTTAAAGTATTTCTACCAAGTTTCTCAGCATACTCAAATTGATCAAAAAGTGGTTTACCTTCAAAATTCATTCCAATAGGCTTTGTAGAAATAAAAGGTATTTCATTTTCTCCTATGACCTCTCTACATAGAGCCTCTGAATGGGAGGCAAAGAGAAAAATCAATTCTTTTACAGTTCTTGGCTCATGCCAATAGCCTTTCTTAGCATCCCCTTCAAATTCAAATAATATTTCCTCTATTTTCTCTTTTAAGTCTTTTAAATTCTTCACAATTTCTCCCCTCCCTCTAATAAGTTCGCCAACCTTTAGACTTTCTTTTTCTTTAATAATTTCTTTAATTGCCTTACGA